TTTAGCAAAAAAACAACAAAATTAAAAATAAATTTGGGCTGTATTTGGCAGTTATTAGCTGTTAGGTGGAAAGCCGCAAAAACCCTAACTTACTGCATCCTACATTGGCGGCTTAACGCCCTAAAAAGGGCGGGGTACTCGCTCCGTGATGCTTTCCCCCGATACTACAAGTTGTTTTTGATCTGATAGACCCTTAACAAGTGCTGGAAGCAATCCCAACTCTTTTGGAGATTGGATTCTTCTATTTCTACTAATTTTACTTGGTTAGTCGTGCCATTGACAAACACAATGGCGCACCTAGCGTTGGGCAAATTTAGGCCTTCACGATAGCTCGCTAACTGTAGTTCATGCTCAAAATATACATCAACCTTGTCTAAATCGGTATCCTTAGTCTTAAAATCAAGCACAAAGCCCGTTCCCTGACCGTTGATAGGTTTAGCCATTAAGTCGCATTTACCACCGTAACCCAAGGGATGAGCAAAAGACTTCTCGGAAAGCCAAGGCTGCTCTCCAAAAGCACTTTTAAGAGTGCTATCAATAGCATCAAGGTACAAAGGCTTTTCAGGCATATACACCTGCTCAAACCAGTTCTGAATAATGCCGTGAATTGCCGTGCCCCGATTAGCGGCTTGATAGCCCGTTTCTCGGCTGTCCTTCATAACCCTAGCCAACCACTCTTGTTCGCTCTCCTGTGGCTCTCTAGGCAGCGTTAAAGCGGATAATAAGACCTGTTGCTGTTTCCAAGTATCCAACCCTGCTTTGGACATAATGTTAATGATGGTGGTAGTGCTGGGCAAAAGCCCTTCTTTCCTTGCATCACGCAAAGTCGTAGGTCTTTCCCCAGTTTTACCGATGGTGGTATAGGCAGGCGTACCTTGCCTTGTATACCAATGGCCACTTTCTGCTAACTTTTCTTTAACTATCATTTCTAGCTTTCATCATTGCATCCGCAAATTTATAAGATTCTTTTGAAATTTCTAAATAATCAGGTTTTTCAACAAATTTATTACCAATTGCGCTAATAATTCCTTGCATAACTTTAGCCGCAAAATAATCACGCAAATTCATGCCTTGATTTTCTGAAAATTCACCATTAGGAAATGCTTTCATCAAAACGGTATATCCGATAAGTCGCTATCTTCAATAGTTACTTTGTTTTCATCTTTAGCCTTCTGACCACGCCATTCGCTTGATTCCGTAATCTTTTCGCGATAATACTTAGGCAACGCATCGTACTTTGCTTGGTCAAATTCTGCTAACCAAAAATGAACTGGGGCGTTAATACCTTCAGGTTGGTGGGCGCGAAGTGCTGACGGTACAGGGCTGATGCCTGAAATATTGGCATACTTACCATCTTCGCTATGTGTAATATTTACCATGCAAAATTTCCCTAGCAAGTTTTTAAGGTCAAAATTCTTGCGATCTTCTGCGGTCATCTTCTTGTTAGACCATGCCTCTAAGTCTTGACGCAATCTTGCCTGTTCTCCGAGGCTTACGGTATAACGCTTAGAAACAATTAACGGCTTGCCGTCATCCGTAGTTAATGGTTGCTCGTTATCGTCTTTACCATGCAATTCCCAAGTCAATACGACTTTGTGCATGATTTTGGTTTCGCCAGCCCATTCGGTAGCCTGATGCCCTAGGTCAATGACCGAGTACAAACGAGCCATGTGGTTACCTGCTGGGGCTATTTTAAATTCTTTACTGTTATCTGAAATAATCATTTGCTTTCCTTAGTTAATAGTTTTCTTACTACATTACGGCAATACGCTGTTGCTGCTGACGCATCTGAATCACTTACTGTAAGCCTTGTTGTGTCCTTGATAGACGAATCAAACACTTTTAATACCCTAGCCATAAGGTCATAACGATTACCTACCGTAGCCCTTTTATCGCTTACTTGACGAATAAAAGACTGTGCAACATTAGGCAATTCGTTAAACTTTTGGTGGCACAAGTTGGCGTATATATTTTTTATATACTGCTGGTTATGGCCGTCAAGGATCATACAAGTAGCTACAGTCCTGATAGGCGCAGAAGATAATACGGCTATGCTTTTGCCGCAATATTCAACCAAGTTATCGTGAACTTCACCGACACCCGTGTTGTAAATATCAATGATTTGGTCTGCGCTGGTAACCGTATCGCCACCATAAGCCAATCTAGCCAATACACGGCACACTTCAGCAGTTCTTTGGCTAATACCAGTAAGGTCAGCTAATGTACGCTTAATACCATTGTCTAAAACTTTATACGCATCATCGCGAACCCCAGTAGTAACCATCATTTGTACTGGAATGTTGGCTTCAATAATGGCTTCTAAACGGTGTTGGCCGTCTAATAACTTGCCTGATTGAGAAAATGCCACGCCTTGATGAGTAGGAATCCACTCGCCACGCTTAATCATATTGGCAAGTCCTGAAACCCACCAACCTCTCTTGTTGCGGTTATCTGTATTTTTTAATAAATAACCCTTTGCCATTTCAGGCGTTACAGTCTGAAATTGTGGGTTCATTGCTTGCTCCTAAAAATAGTTGAAAAATCATCAAAGACTGCTTTTAATACAGGGTTTTTGCGTACAGGGGATGGCAATCCACACGCATAGCGTAGGTCACCAATTTCATCTGCTGTAATAAATACCCCATCTTCGAGGTCTTTAAAGATGCGTTCCAAATGTTCTTGGAAGCTGTTGAAGTCTTGCTCTTGCTCACTCATTTGAGTTTCTCCTAATTTACACGGCTTATGCCGTATTTAGATATTAAGCCAACTTAAATAGGATTGCAATACTTTATTTGAAAAATGTTGCAAAAATGTTAAGATAGCTTATGGATAATACTTCAACACGCACGATGATTAAGCTACTAGGTGGCCCAACAAAAGTAGCAAACCTAGTAGGTGTAAGCGTTCCAGCCGTATCAATGTGGCAAAATGGGGTAATCCCCTATGACAAGCTGGTGATCCTAGCTGCCACGCTGGAGAAAGAAAGCCACGGCTTATGGTCAAGAAAAGTGCTTTTTCCGTTTTCTTACAAAATGATATGGCCTGAACTCGATTGAAAAATATCACCCTGTGCTGTATTGATTCGGTGCAGCCTGACAAAGCTAAAAAAGCAATGGACAGGTGCAAGGAATACTTTAAATTTGGCGGGGAAGTCTTTATAGATCAAGGCATCCATTCGCGGCAAGCTTACAGCAAATTTATCCTTCAGGAATTGCATAAACACATCCATACGGACTTTGTTTTAATTGTGCAATGGGATGGGTTCATTATTAACCCTGACGCTTGGCATCCTACATTTTTAGATTATGACTATATTGGGGCAGTATGGCCTTGGCATCCTATGGGTAGACGGGTCGGCAATGGTGGCTTTAGCCTACGCTCAAGGCAGCTTTGTGAATTAACTGCCAGCCCTGACTTTGTATATACAGATCATAATGAAGATGACCAAATTTGCCATTTAAACAGGGTTTTTCTTGAAAATCAGGGTATACGGTTTGCCCCTGAAGAACTGGCTAGATACTTTAGTTTTGAGCGTGAACTGTCAAATATTAAAACTTTTGGCTTTCACGGGGATTTTAATTTTGAAAGACTTGGGTTATACTAGCGGGGCAGAGTGAAGTCTGTTTAGCACCACCCATAGTCTAAGACCCTTTCGGACTGATCTGAGTGTTTACTAAATGGAATTATGGGCATTTATTAAGCAACTTCACCTTAGATCAGCCCCAAGGGGTTTTTCTATTTCTGCCGTACTCCATACGATAACAAGCACCTAACTGGGTGGCGTGGAATAGAACATCGGCTGATTTACACCTGATAGCAAGCCGCGCTGACTTAAATGGGTACAGCACAAGTTATAAGGACAATGGTGACAGACAACCTTATATCGATTGAACATTACCTTCGGGAGCATTAGTTCGGGACACATCCTGAATGGATGGGGTGCTATCACCTTTGGGCAACCTATGTCTAAAAAACAACGATAATAAAAAATATTTACTATTAAGTTCACTTAACATATACTTCACCTAGATTAACCTTTGGAGTCTGTTATGACTTGGAATCTACGATTAGTAAATATGTGCAATCCTTACGAGGATTACTTTGAAATCCGTGAAGTCTATTACGACAACATGGGTAAGCCTGTTGCTCATAGTAGAGCTTCTATTGGTGGGGAAGATAGGCTAGAAGTAGATCGTTATATTGAATTAGCTAAACTTGCCCTTGATAAACCTATTATAAAGTTTGCAAACAATGAAAATACAAATAAAGATAATTAAAGAAAACGAAGATGGCTCTGCTAATGCTTTGGTTGATTTTGATAAAGAAGGACTTGAAGTCCTTGTGCAATGGGGATTGATTGCTTTGATTAAAAAAGGTTCTAATAAATACAAAATTGACGAAGTTGCTTTTCCTATTTCTAAAAACAAAAGAAAATGATTGAAACTCCAATTAAATCCCAGCCGTTAGACAACGACATTGCGGTAATTAAAATACTGCAATTGATGGGTCAATTAAGCCTTAACGACATCCAGTATGTTTTAAAACTTACTTTAAAAATTTACGGAAAGATTCAAGAAAAATGACATTTGCTGTTTTTTATGGTTTATACCCCCGTAAGATGGCCCGTAAGGATGCGGAAAAAGCTTGGAATAAGCTTACCCCTGACCAGCAACTAGAGTGCATTGAAGCCATGCCTAACTACTTGAAGTATTGGAAGGTCAAGGAAACCGCTAAAGATTTCATTCCATACCCTGCTACATTTTTAAACCAAGAACGCTGGACTGACGAAATTGACATTGAGCCACTCAAGAAACCTGAACTACCGTTCTACGCTACAGAAGAACTAACTTTGAAAAAAGCCCAAGAAATAGGGGTAACTCCCTATGCTGGTGAAGGCTGGCAAGCGTTAAGATCAAGGATCAGCCAAAAGATAAAGCAAGTTGAATCCTGATAATTACCTTGTAAGTTGGTACATTGCAGTAGCAAAAAAGCGTGGCTGGCCTGAAGTAGTGCGTTTACTAGCGCAGTACCCTGAAAAAGAAGAACGCATGAAGATGCTTATAAAAAAGAGATTAGGAAAATGATTGCTGTGTTATTTGCAAGAAAAGATAGTAGATACAAAGAAATTGGGGGGGGGTACGATGTTTATGACATTGACCGTGATGCTAGAAGTTTTAATGCTAACTATCCTGTTATTGCTCACCCGCCTTGCAGAGCATGGGGAATGTTAAGTCACATGGCCAACCCAAGACCTGATGAAAAAGATTTGGCTTGGTTTGCATTAGATAAAGTTCGTAAAAATGGTGGCGTATTAGAACACCCAAAAAGTAGCAGGTTTTTTAGAGAAGCTGGATGCCCTGAACTTGGTGCTGGATATGATAAATTTGGTGGCTTTACTATGCTTATTGACCAATTTGATTTTGGTCATGTGGCTCATAAAAATACTAAATTGTATGTTTGCGGTATAAAAATTGAAGATTTGCCTGAATTGCCACCAAAAAACAATGCAAATACAGATCGTTCAATATGTGGCAATGTCAAAGGAACTAAGCGTTGTACCCAGTATCAAAGAGAATATACCCCTGATGCTTTAATTAAATTTATGACAGAAATCTGTGAGAATATAAAATGACAAGAGAGATAGACCCCAACCAATGTATAGATTTTATTCTTGAAAACGCAGGTAAATATGCTCAAGCAAAAGGTGAATTGGCGCAACTTGAAGCGTATAAAAGTTCGCTTAAAGCGATCAAAATGGCTGAAACTTCGGAGCAATCGCTTGGAGCGCAAGAGAGAGAAGCTTATCGGAGCGAGGCTTATCAAAATTTATGCAAAGCAATTGGCGAGGCAACAGAAAATGCTGAAAAACTCAAGTGGCTGTTGGAAGCTGCTCGTTTGCGTCATGCCACTTGGCAAACTTTAGAAGTATCAAACCGCACTCACGATAGGATATTGAAATGACCACATTAAAAGTAACAGAAGAATTTTTAATCCTTAGATTGTTATGCAAAATGTTTGACGAATCACTTAAATCTGCAAACCCTACACAGATGCTTGAATTAAGCGTAGACATTGCAGAATCTGCTGAAAAACTAGAACAATTGACAGTTGATTACATTAATGGCAAGTAAGGCCCAAAAGGATCATTATGCGAAGTTGGCACGACACGGCTGCGTTTTATGCAGGCATTTGGGATACATCGACAATGACACCCCAGTCGAAATCCATCACATTAGACGCTACGGGGGAAAGCGAGATAACGCTCCAGCAGTCCCCTTATGCGCCTTCCATCATCGACATGATCCACATACCAGTATTCACGGACTTGGGGCTAAAGCATTTAAAGCATACTGGGGTTTTGACCTTGAGGACAAGCTTTTGGAGATGGAATCTTGAGTAGTTGGCTAATTATTGTTACTGGCGCAATTTATGCCTATATAGGTATAGAACAAGGATTTAAAGGTAATATGCCTATGGCAGTTGTATATACAGGCTACGCTTTTTCTAATGTTGGGCTTTACATACTGGCTAAATAATGTAAAATGGTGCAATACAACATTTAATAGGAGATTGCTATGTTTACATTTGATGAGCAGTACAAGCAGTTAGAAGAAGTAACAGAACGCACCAAGCAGATGTATGAGTTTTGGTACAACGCAGTTGTATCTACTTTAAAAGACTTTTATAAGACTGGTAAGTAAATCAAGGGGTTACGACCCCTTGTGTTTCTCATAGTTTACAAAAATGTATATACAAAATATATATACGGCTCATAATTTGAGCCTCATAACATCAAATACGGCTCAAAGTTCTAACGAATCCCAACCAAATTCTCTAGCTATCTGACGGGTGCGAATCTTAAAAGCTTTACCGTGTTTGTCCCAGTAATCTGTTTTCCAAAAACTCATGTGACATATTTCGTGGGCCAATGAGCGTTGAACGGTATCAAAATGCTCGTTACGCAATCGGCTAATGGTAATGATATGTGGCTTTTCTAGCGTTTCATCATAGCGGTAGGTAGCCATAGCATCTGATTCCCTAGTTACCTTGAACTGGATAAGTTCAGGGGCAGGCAAGTCCCAATTACGCATTGGATGACAAGCTGCCATACAAAGGTATAGATTCTCTAGAATAAATGGGGTTAATTTCAAAATGGCGTCAATTTCATGCTAAATGTTTAAGTTTTGCGTGAGGGATTATTGTTCTTGTGTCTGTGGAGTACCCGCCACAAGACTTGCATTGATACCTTTGGTAAGCCCCTGTCGTTGTATACCTATACCCTTTGCTGATTAATGCTGGTTTTGAACAAGTAGGGCACAAAAACCCATCACGATCCCTCATTATATTTTGATTTATGGGAGATTTAATCCAAGGCAACAAACGGTTATACAATTTTTCAAGCAACACCACATCTTGAATGTTGTAATCTTCCATTGTTTTCCAAGCTTTTTTGTCATTATTCATGCACTTAACCCACAGAATATGACCCTCATGCTCTTTCTTTTTGCCTAAACCTAGTCGCTGGGCCACATAATCAAGCTTGTTACTTGGAAATCTAAATTGACTTTTAACAACCCGAAGTAGATCAATTTGCTTGGATGGTGCTGGGGGATTCATTTTATGAATAATAAATTCTTTGTTTAGGGTAGGCATATCAAACTTTGTGCCGTTGTAATGAACCACCGCATCAGCATTTTCTAACAACCCATGTATGCCTTTAAGCATATCTTTAGATGTACTTTTATGAGTAGAATCAAAGTAAACTTGTTTTTCACCCAGCCATTTAGCTGAATAGCAAAGGGTGTATGATGATTCTAGTAGCTGAGATAAACCCACATTCTGTTGCCAAATGCCCCACACATGGGCCACATTAGGCGAGGTTTCAATATCTAGTAGTAGAATCTTCACAATATTCCCTTAAATCAATAAGTTACCAAATACTAACCTATAAATATGACATACGCTCGGATTGATACAAACCACAAAGAAATAGTCAAAGCATTGCGTGAATTAGGGGCTACTGTTGTGTCTTTAGCATCAATGAAACACGGCTGCCCTGATTTACTTGTGGGATACGCTGGCGAAACAGTCCTTATGGAAATAAAGCGTGATGCCAAAGCAAAATTCACATCTGACCAGTTAGAGTTTTTAGGCAAATGGAAAGGTGGCGCAATCAGTCGTGTTGATAGCGTTGAGGCAGCAATCAGAGCATTAGGAATTACTAGAAAAGTGTTATAAAATAACGCAAAAGGAGCGTTTCATGGAAAAATCGATGGCTTTATTTCTAGCAACATTGCTACATTCAGGCACAAATACACATTTTTTCCATTGGGCTACCAAGTCCTACGCAAAACACAAGACTTTAGGTCATTTTTACGAAAATATAATTGAACTGACCGACCAATTGGCCGAGTGCTACTTTGGCATTTATGGTCAGATTACTCAATTTCCCGCTACTTATCACCAGCCTAAAGAACCTTTGGCTTACCTACAATCGTTACAATCTTTTGTTAAAGACGCTAGGGGTGACCTACCAACAGATTCAGAGATCGTTCAATTAATCGATAATATCGCCCAAGAGATCGATACAACCATCTACCTACTTAAATTCAAAGGCTAATTGTGCCTATCACGGACTTTGAAAAGTACGCTAATTTAACATCGGACAATCCGAATTTAACTGCTGACTATAAGCCGTTAAATTTTGATGCTCTTATGAAAGCTGGTGCTTTTAGGGTTACGCATAAAGGTTCAAGCAGTGAAAAATACAATCCTGACCCCAAAGCAGGGTTTTCTTTGGTATCAGGTTATAACGATGCTTTGGGTGGCAATACGCCACAATGGAAAGACAATCCAACTGCCTATCCAATAGTGCAAAATATGTTTCAAAACACTCCTGAAAACATTGGGGCGCATAAATATTTGCAAATTATTGAATCTGCTAAAGATTTAGGCATGACCCCTGAACAAATTTATGCCCAACCAAGTCGCAAAAGTTTAATTGAACAACAACTTAACCAATTACCACAGGATTAATTATGCCACTCGATAAATCAGGATCAGCCGAATCAGTCGGTAAAAACATTAAAGCCGAGGTTAAATCGGGGCGTTCTAAAAAGCAGGCTTTGGCTATTGCCCTTAATACTGAGCGTGAATACGCTAAAGGCAGCCGTAAAGCCAAGCTTGAATCCCAGTACGACAAATACATAGGGGAAAAAGAATGAAGCACATGGATCGCAAATACCCTAAAGAAAACGCTTTATTGCGTGAGCACAAAGAATCTACCTATGAAAAGAACTTGGTTGACCGCATTGCCCGCAGGAAGATGATCGCCAATAAGCTTAAAGACTTGGATAAAGAAGTTAAGTAAATGGCTGATTACGCTACCGATTTACTTGCTCAAGCCACAGAAGCTTATCCTTTTGTTGCAAAGCACAATCCTATGGTGGTTGTAAATCCTATGGAAGATAAAGGATATGCTTCTACTTATCCAATAGGTGAAACAGGAAAGCCTTTGGGCAATGGTGTATTTGATAAACATTTTTCATTACCAACAAACAGAGTTGGTGTAGAAATTTATAGACCTGATGAATTTAGTCACCATGATTTAGCTGGCGAAATGCTACATATTGACCCTATGGCTAACAAAACTAGGGAAGCATTGCTTAAAACATGGACTCCAAATCAAATTGAAACTCTTAAAAAAGAATCAAGAGATTATGAAACAACAATTAAAGAAGGTAGAAGTCATAAAGACGCACTTCAAAATGCTACTGATGCTGCTTTGCGTGGATATACTATTGGGCAATGGCCTGAAGAAGTAAACCAAGCATTGGCATACAGTCCTGACCAGTTAAAAACCCTTGATTCCTTAAAATCATATATGGCTACTCCATTAAGCCGTAAAGAACTAATACAACAACAAATAGACAAAATAGAGTAGAATTAACCTATCTTAATCAACCACTTGGATAAGGTATGCAATCTAAAGTAGAAACAATTAAAAAAGGTGGAAAACCTAAAGGATCACCTAAAACTGGTGGCAGACAGGCTGGCACACCTAATAAAGCTACGGGTGCTGCTCGAATAGCTTTTGCAACTTTTGTTGATAACAACGCTGACAGGCTACAAACATGGCTTGATGACATAGCCACCAATGAAAAGCTTGGCTCAAAGGTTGCATTTGACTGCCTTATGCAAGTAGCTGAATTTCATGTTCCTAAACTAGCCCGTACTGAAGTAGTAGGGGATAACACACAACCAATTACCCACATCTACAAATGGCAAGATGACTGAAGTAGTACATGAGTTTGAATACAAGGTCAGAGATGCGTTTAAAGACTTCCACAGGCGTAAAGAACGCTGGGCGGTGCTGGTATGTCACCGAAGGGCTGGAAAGACTGTAGCATCCATTAATGACCTGATTAAGAGGGCTATTAAAGAGAATAAGCCTAATGGTCGTTACTTTTATATGTGTCCGTTTTACAGTCAGGCTAAATCTGTGGCTTGGGACTACCTTTGCCGCTTTGCTAAGCCAGCTATGGTCAAGGCTAATCAATCTGAATTATGGGTAGAATTGCACAATGGCTCAAGGATTCGCTTGTTTGGCGCAGATGCTCCTGATGCACTTCGTGGAAATTACTGTGACGGAATTGTGCTTGACGAATATAGTGATATGAAGCCTAGAGTATGGGGCGAAATCATTAGACCATTATTGACTGACCGTAATGGATTGAATGGACAAGAAACTTGGGCTGTGTTTATTGGCACTCCTAAAGGCCATAACAGCTTTTACGACATATACAAAAACGCTCAAAACAACGAAAATTGGTACATTAAAATGTTAAGGGCTGACCAATCAGGTTTAATTGCTGAATCTGAATTGTTGGATGCTCAGCAGTCTATGTCATCTAATCAGTACGAGCAAGAGTTCTTATGCTCATTTGAGGCAGCCATATTAGGAGCGTTCTATGGACAAGAGATGCGTAGGATTACAGATATGGATAGGATTACTACTGTTGATTATGATCCTATGTTTCCTTGCCATACCGCTTGGGATTTGGGATTTAACGACAGTACAAGCATTTGGTGGTTTCAAGTGGTCTATGGGGAAATACGGGTACTAGATCACCACTCCAGTAACGGTCAAGCCGTGCCATTTTATACAATGCTTATCCAGCAAAAAGAAGATGAATTTGGGTACAAATATGGCTACCATTACCTACCCCATGATGCTAGGGCTAAGACTATGGCTAGTGGTGGTAAAAGCATAATCGAACAAATTTCGACAAAAATCGACATAAAACATCTAAAAATTGTTCCAAACCTATCACTTCAGGATGGAATACAGGCAACAAGGCTTGCATTAACACGCACTTGGTTTGATAATAGATGTGAAGAAGGTATCGAATGTTTGCGTCAATATCAAAGGGAATGGGATGATGATAAGAAAGTATTTCGGGATCGCCCTAAACACGATTGGACAAGCCACTCTGCCGATGCGTTCCGTTATCTGTCAGTCGTATGGAAAGATGAAGATAGTCCTATCCTCAGAGATGACCGTATTAAAGGACTTCATGTCGGTCAAACCGATGTCAGCCTAAACGAATTATGGAAACAAACCCCAAAATCAACTTTTAAAAGGATTTAATCATGAGCGCAGTAGCCCTACCATTTGGAACATTTTACGAAACCGTTGCCGCATCACAAACTGCTCAAGTTTTAGGCGTTACTGGCGCAGCAGGCGATACATTGATGCGTGTCATTGTTACTGTAGGCACAGCCTTAACAGGAACTGTAGCCCTATTAGACGGAGCAACATCTTATACATTATGTGCCGCAAGCACCCCAATCGGTGTATATACCATTGAAATTAATGCTCAATCACAAACTGGTGCTTGGAAAATTACTACTGGCGCAGGCGCAACTGTATTGGCTGTAGGCAACTTTACCTAAGGATTTATATGGATCATACATACCAAGATTGGTATACCACGATTGCTGGCTATGAGCGCAGTTATAAAGAGTGGGAAGGCCGCACAGATAGAATTATTAAACGGTTTAGGGATGACAGCCGTACTAGGAACAATCCTAATGCCAAGTTTAATATCCTATGGAGCAATGTCCAAACCATTACCCCAGCTATCTTTGCAAGACTTCCACGCCCTGATGTTAGCCGCAGATTTCGTGACAATGATCCAATAGCCCGTGTAGCCTCAATGATGCTTGAAAGAGCGTTGGACTACGAGATTACCCATTATGGTGACTACAAGTCCGCAATGAATCAATCGGTTCAAGATCGCTTACTTGGTGGGCGTGGTACTAGCTGGGTTCGTTATGAGCCACATATTGTTGGTCAAGCTAAAGAAGATGCTTTGGAAGGTGCTGATGTACCTGAAGATGGCTTTGAAATTACTAGCAATACAGACGAAGCAGAAACCGAAGGCGGTATGTACCGTGAAGATCAAGAGCGAATTGAGTACGAATGTGCGCCTGTTGATTATGTTTACTGGCGTGACTTTGGTCATACCATTGGCCGTACATGGGAAGAAGTAACCGCAGTATGGCGTAAGGTCTATATGGGCAGACCAGCATTAGTTGAACGCTTTGGCGAAGAACTTGGCGGTCAGATTCCGTTAGACACAAAGCCTGACAATACAAAGACTTACAACGAAAAGATGGGCGAAGGCGCATCCGAAGCTTGTATCTATGAGATATGGGATAAGACTAGCGGTGAAGTAATTTGGCTGTCTAAGTCAATGAGCAAAATCCTTGACACTAGACCTGATCCGCTAAAGCTTGAAAACTTTTGGCCTTGTCCTAAACCTTTGTACGCTACATTAACTAGCGATAAGCTTGAGCCTATCCCTGACTTTGTTCTGTACCAAGACCAAGCAAGACAGCTAGACACGCTGGCTGATCGTATAGACGGCTTTATCCAAGCATTGAAAGTTCGGGGAGTTTATGACGCATCCGAGCCAAGCCTTGCCCGTCTGTTCTCTGAAGGTGAAAATAACACGCTTATTCCAGTTAAGAACTGGGGCGCATTTGCTGAAAAACAGGGTATGCAAGGGGCTATTAACCTTGTAGACATCCAGCCGATTGCTCAAGCTTTGACTATGGCTTATCAGGCTATGGAGCAAGTAAAGGGTCAAATCTACGAGATTATGGGTATCGCTGATATTCAGCGTGGACAAACTGATCCTAACGAAACCCTTGGCGCACAGATTATCAAGTCAAACAATGCTGCTGGTCGCTTAAAGACTATGCAACATAATGTAGTGGACTTTGCTACAGAATTGTTATCTATCAAAGCGCAGATCATTTGTAACCACTTTACCGATGACACAATCGTTAAGATTAGTGGTGCAATGCAATTAAGCGACACGGATAAGCAGTACATTCCACAAGCTTTGGCCTTATTGCGTGACGAGGCAGCTAAGAATTTCCGTGTAGAAGTTACTTCTGATTCCATGATTTTCCAAGATGAGATGCAGGAAAAGCAGGATCGCATGGAATTCTTACAGGCTATGGGTGGATTCTTCCAGCAAGCCGTTCCTATGGCTACGCAAGTGCCTGAGATGACACCTATGCTCATGGAAATGCTCAAGTTTGCTGTAACAGCGTTTAAAGCTGGCAAAGGACTTGAAGGAATCATTGACGAAACTGCCGATAAATTCCGTCAGCAAGCTAAACAGGCCGAGGGACAACCTAAACCGCCTACACCTGAACAGCAAAAAATGCAGATGACTATGCAATTGGAACAGGCTAAGATGCAGGCTGCACAAGCACAAGCCCAACAAAATATGCAGTTTGAGCAACAGAAAATGCAGATGCAGATGGAACTTGAGAAAGCCAAGCAAGAGTATCAAGCGCAAGAGAACCAGCTTAAATTCCAATTGGAAGATCAGCGTAACCGTCAGCAAGCCGAGATGGATATGCGGGTCGCGCAGATGAAGATGAATACCGAGCGAAACACTCAAGTATTATTGGCCCATATCAACAACGGTGCTAAGATCGAAGTCGCTAGAATTGGCTCTGATGAATCTGATGGTTCACAAGCCTATTTATCTGAAGAAGCTATGGCACAATCAATGCAACACCCTATGCAACCTATCGCAGATGCTATCAGTAACAGCAATCAGCAGATGACGCTGGCATTGGGTGATTTGGTAAATACAATAAACGAAAACCACAATAGACCTAAACAGGTAGTACGGGGACAAGACGGTAAAATCATCGGAGTTCAATAATGGCTATTACAGTCAAGCATAAGTTTGTAAGTGCCATTCCTGACGCTGGCGATCCAACGATTGTCCAGCCGTCTAACTGGAATGATACCCATGATTTAACGGGTACTGTACCTATTACCAATGGTGGTACTGGCGCAGCTACAGCTAATGATGGCTTTAATGCGCTTGCACCAAGTCAAACAGGAAATAGTGGTAAATACCTAACTACTGACGGAACAGATACTTCTTGGGCTACAAACCCATTAGGAACTGTAACTAGCGTAAGTGGTACAAGTCCAGTAAACGTAGCCACAGGAACAACAACTCCAGTAGTAAGTCTTGCTGCAAGCTATGGCGATACCCAAAATCCTTATGCCTCAAAAACGGCTAATTATGTATTAGCTGCCCCTGATGGTAGTGCTGGAGTACCGACTTTCAGGGCTTTAACTTCTACGGATATTCCTACTCTTAGCTATATTCCTTATACAGGTGCTAGTAGCGCAGTAGACTTAAACGCTAAGTCTTTAGTCAATGTAAGTAATTTAGGTGTTAATACAACTACAGTACCAACTATTAAAATTAGGGCAGTAGGTGATAACAATTCAGGCTCAAGAATTGCTATGCGTGGCTATTCAAGTGATGCCAATAGTTCTGCTATTCGTGTTACTAAATTTCGTGGAACTACTGGCGCACCACAAGCACCACAAAGCGGTGACAGTCTAGGTAAGTTTGAGTTAGCTGGTTATGGCACGACTTCTTCAGAAGGCTATCCACAAGGCTCTTACGAAGGTGTAGCTACAGAGGCTTGGGGTGCTACGGCTAGAGGAACTAAGGTTTTATTTAAAGTTACGCCTAATACTACGATTACTCAAGTAACCGCTTTAACAATTGACCAAGATAAATCAGCTACTTTTGCTGGTTCTGTAACAGCAACTTCATTTAGTGGTTCAGGTTCAAGTCTTACTGGTGTCGTTACAAGCGTAACTGGTACAAGTCCTGTTGTTTCAAGTGGCGGTCAAACCCCAGCTATTAGTATGCCAGCAGCCACTACAACAACTAATGGTTATTTAACTAGCACCGATTGGAATACTTTTAATGGTAAAGGTTCAGGTAGCGTTACTAGCGTAAGTGGAACAGGTACGGTCAATGGCCTTACTTTGACAGGTACAGTTACAACTACAGGAAGTCTAACTTTAGGTGGTACTTTAGATTTATCTAGTCCACCTACTATTGGTAATACAGCACCCAATACAGGTAAATTTACTACTTTAGAATCAACTGGCACAGCTTCATTAGGCACAACTTCTACTACTTATGTAACCATTACTGGTGATGCTAGTTACCCAATGGTTAAAGCTACTGGTGGAACAAATACACCATTAGTTTTATCTCCATTAGGAACAGGCGCATTACAAGCACAAAAAACAGATTCCACAACAACAGGTGGTAATGCTAGGGGTGCTAATGCTGTTGATTGGCAGACTAATCGAAGTGTGGCAGGAAATGTGGCATCTGCAACAAACTCTGTAATTGGTGGTGGAAATTATAATACTGCTTCAGGAGCACAAGCACTTGTGGCTGGCGGTAGTGGAAATACAGCTTCCAACTCATTTAGCAACGCTAGTGGTGGTCAATCTAATACTGCTTCAGGTGTTTATTCAACTGTAAATGGCGGTGCATCTAATACTGTTTCTGGCTATTTTAATTATGTTGGTGGTGGGTATGTAAATAGTGGAACAAGCGGAAGTGCTGTAACTACTCAAAGCGGTACTATGAACGCTACTACTGCGGTTACATTGTCAGGCAGTAACGCTTCAATTAAAGTGGGTCAATACATTACAGGCACTTCTATTGCCGCATTTACCTATGTAGCCGCCATATCAGGCACTTCATTAACCCTTTCCCAAGCCGCATCAGGTTCATCTACAAGCACTCTATCTTTCTATACTCCTCATGGAGTAGTAGTAGGCGGTGGTAATAACCAAGCTACTGGCTCATATAGCTTCATTGGAGGCGGTGGTGATGCTGGTACGGCTGCTAATAGGAATACAGCGAGTGGTGATTGGTCTGTGGTGGCAGGCGGAAGGGCTAATACTGCTAGTGGCATTGGTTCTTTTATAGGTGGTGGGGGAACTGATGGTGGTGTAGCGGGCAATACTGCAAGTGGACTAGCTACTTTTGTTGGTGGTGGTTTAGGAAATAATGCTTCAGGAATTGGTGCTTCTATTTTAGGTGGATACAACAACACTTCAAATTCAAATTTTGGTGTTGTTTTAGGTCGTTATGGAACAACTAGAGGAATCGTAGCAAATACAATATTTGCAGCAAATAATCAATCAATAGGTGCAAATACAGGGGTTGCTCAATCTGCTTTATTGGTGCTTGCAAAACAAACAACTGATGCAACGCCAACAATTTTAGTTTCAGACCCTAATGCCGCAAGCGCAACAAACCAAGTAATACTACCTAATAACTCTGCTTATTACTTTAAAGTGCGTGTTATTGCTGGAGTAACTGGTGCTGGAAATACAAAGGCTTGGACACTAGAAGGTGCTATTAAGCGTGGTGCTGGTGTAGGAACTACAGCGATTGTAGGTACAGTAACAACTACTATTGTGGCGGCAGATGTTGGTGCGGCAACTTGGACAGTAACAGCGACAGCAGATACGACTAATGGTGGACTAGCAATTACCTTTACAGGGCAAGCAGCAACAACGATTAGAACTGTAGCAAAAGTAGAAACCGCAGAAATGACATTTTAACTAGGAGCAATCATGGCACTAAAACTATCAGTAGAAACACAATTTGGCGCACCAGCACCTGACGCTTATGCAAGAATTACTAACTTTTTTGGCACAAAAGACCAAATTCAAGTGCAAGTAGCTATTTATTACAACGAAGAAGCAAGACACAGTAATATGGCTACAGTCAGAGAAGATGCTCATTACATTGCTATCGAGGACTTAAAGGGTGATTTAATCCCTGCAATCTACGAAGTTCTAAAGACTTTTACCCAGTACGAAGGCGCAGAGGACTGCTAATATGGCAATGAACCTTGACCAATCCGCAGATAAGATAACGCCTTCAACAGGAGCATTAACAGTAGCTGGAACTGTTAATTCTACTAACATTCCTACTACAGGGACTGTGTTGGCTTCTACAACTGCTCCTGCTACCAATCCTGCTACTGGAACACCATCTGCCTCTACTTATTTAAGGGGTGATGGTACTTGGGCATCTGTATCTGCTACTACTGCCACTAACTTAGCTGGTGGTGCTTTAGGTTCTGTTCCTTATCAACTGCTTTCAGACTCAACAACCTTTTTAACTGGCAATACAACAACTACACCACAGTTTTTAACTTCTACTGGTGTAGCTGGTGTAGCAACTGCACCAACTTATACAGGTTCAACAGGTAGCGGAAGCGTAGTATTGGCAACAAGCCCAACCCTTGTAACTCCAGCTTTAGGCACACCTTCAGCTTTGGTTGGAACTAACATCACAGGTACGGCTTCAGGATTATCTATTGGCGGTACTGCAGCAACTGCAACAAACGTAGCTGGTTCAGGAATTACTGGTTCTAGGGGAATACCAAAAGCAGCAATGCCAGCAGGTACTGTTTTGCAAGTTCTTTCTACTGTTTTAACAACTTCTGCAACTACAACAAGTAGCACAATGGTTACTACTGGTTTGGCCGTATCAATCACCCCATCTTCTTCAACTAGCAAAATTTATGTATCAGCATCTTTGTCTGGTAGCCAAACTAACTCAAATGGTTCTGCATATTTTACTATTCTTAGAGGAGCTACAGACCTTGGAAATACAAACGGTTTAAATGTTACTTATACAAATGCAAGTTATTCAAACCCATTTAGGATTCCAGTGGCTATGGAGTATTTAGATTCCCCAGCTACTGCAAGTGCTGTAACTTATACAGTTTATTTTAAAAATAATACCGTTGGAACTGTTGGATTAAATAATGACAGCACAAGTAGTGTTATTACAGTTATGGAGATTGCAGCATGAGTTATTTAAAAGACCAAGCTATTCGTAGTTTAAACCCAAATATTGTAACTATTCGTGGTGATATTGCTTATGACCAAGATGAAAATGTAATTGAATATGATATGACTGCAATAGAAGCCAAAATTACAGAATTAGAGGCACAAGAGCTTGCCAAAGAACAAGCTGCAATAGACGCAAAACAATCAGCTTTAGCTAAATTAGCTGCATTAGGTTTAACTGCTGATGAAGTGAAAGCATTGGTAGGCTGATGTTTCAAACAGCTTTTCAGTCTAATGCGTTTCAAGTAAATGCGTTCCAAATCTATATACCACCGACCCCTACAGGGCAAACGGGTGGTGATGGATTTACTAGAGAAGAATGGTTAAGGGCGCAAAGACTTACTAAAAAGATTGAGGCTCGCCAACGCCTGTTAGAAAAAGCTATTAAAGATGACAACTTTGCCCGTAAGCAGGGTATTCGTGATTTAGTATCCCCTGTTGCAAAAGTTAAGCAAACTAAAGTACAATCAAAACAAGAGGTTAAAGCTGATATACCGTTAGCTGCAACAGAAGATTTACAACGGTCTATAAGCTACCTTGAAAGACAAAAGGACAACATCCTTGCGGCAGTAGCTTACAGAAAACAGCAAACTCTTATACAAGAGCAACTGATATATATGGAAGCCAAACGCCTAGAGGAACTAGACGATGAGGAATCCGTATTAATACTTCTACATTAAGCGCAGACGCACAATACAAATTAGCCTACGAACACTTACACGCAGGCAGATACGAAGCTGGCTTTAGATTGTTTGAGTATCGCTGGCATCCTGACATTGTTTCTAAACAAGCCGTACCCTATGCGCCTGCTTTAAAAATGCCTGTATGGAGAGGTGAATCCCTATTAGGTAAGTCAATCACAGTACAGACGGAACAAGGCTTTGGTGACATTCTTATGTTTGCTAGATTCTTGCCAGCATTAAAGGCTTTGGGCGCAAAAAGAGTAGTAGTTCTGCAAGAAGGTACGCTACACCACCTTTTAGGGCAAATTGATGCTGTAGATGTATTTAGCAACGGATTAGAAGGCATTACAAACGAATCTGATTACTGGATCGGCTCTATGTCGCTTCCTTATTACATTTCACTATCTCATCCCCTTGTTAAATCCTTGTTTCCAGTCACTAAAAAGAAAATAGTTGGCTCTGAAGGGTATTTACACGCTATTCCTAGCAATATTCCACCCAAGATCGGGGTAAATTGGGAAGCATCCAAGCAAACCTTGTATTACATCAAGTCTATTGCCCATGAACACATGGTCGAAATGGTCGGAGATGACGCTTATAGCCTAAATCCTAGTTCTGACGGCTTATTTCACCCACTTCCTGATGACGGATGGAAGAAAAATTGGGTTAAAACTGCTGCCCACATGAAAGCTATGAAGGGAGTTGTGACTGTAGACACGGGAACGGCTCATCTTGCAGGCGCATTGGGCGTTAAAACCATTGTTTTGCTACCTAAAGAAGAATTTGTCTGCTGGCGGTGGAAAAATGCCAAATGGTACGACAGCGTAGTTTGTTTGCGACCTAGTGAATATGACCAAATCCCTGAACTTATAAAGCGAATGTAAAAATGATTACAAAAGATTATTTACACCAATTATTTGAATACAAAGATGGTGAACTTTTTAGAAAAGTGACCACCAATAATCGTGCAAAAAAAGGCACAAGGGCTGGTTCTGCATTTCGTCAGGGTTATGAATTCATTGGAATTGACAACAAAGTGTATTTAAAGCATAGGCTTATTTTTATGATGTTTTATGGGTATTTGCCAAAAAAAATTGACCACATTGATGGAAATCCTAAAAATAGCAAAATAGAAAATTTAAGAGAAGCTAATGATGCAGAAAACAGTTATAACGCCAAATTAAGAAAAGACAATACAAGTGGTTGCAAAGGAGTAATTTGGCATAAATGGGCAAAAAAATGGAAAGTAACTGTTAAAGCAAAAAACACAGTTATTTATTCAAAATATTTTGATGATTTAGAGCTTGCTGACCTTGTGGCACAAGAAGCTAGAAATAAATATCATGGCAGTTTTTCTAGACATAAATAAGGAGAAAGTAATGATCTGCCCAAAATGCGGATATTCCGAAGGAAACCATGTAGAAGCCAAAAAAACTGACGAAGAATTCTTTATAGAATGGTGGACTCCGACTATTGGTGAGGAAGCCGCTAAAGCATCTTGGTTAGATAAAGTCGCTATGAAGTCTAGGGTAGCACCTACAGTCATTTCTGACATTGAAGGTCATATTTCTATGGCTGATGGCTCATGGATTGACAGTCGCTCTAAACATCGGGAAAACCTAAAACGCAACGGATGTGTTGAATTGGGCAACGATGTGCCTACAGAACAAAAAGTGCATGAAATTTCAAGAAAAGATCAAGAAGCCCGTAAGCGTCAAATAGCCGAGATTGCGTACCAAAAACTTAATTACAGATAGGAGCATTAAATGAGCGAAGAATTAGACCGTAGAGAAATGTTAGAAGCAGCCCTTGACCAAGCCGAAGAAGGTACTTTAGAAGCCCCTATTGAAAAGGAGATTGAAGTAAATGATGACCCAATCCAAGCCGAAAATGCTAGAGAAGAAGAAAGTAATGATCGTGACGAAAAGGGTCGTTTCAAGTCTAAGTCCGAAGAAACCAGTAGCCAAGACGATTCCGTTGAGGAATCCGAGCCTGTGGCAGAAGCTAATGATGAGCCTGAAGAAGAAGTCAAAGTTCAACGCCCTACTACATGGAAAAAAGAGTATGTAGAAGTTTGGAACAAGATGGAAAAGGGTGAACCCCTAAAGAAAGAAGAATTTACCAAGTTTGCCGAATATGCCAACCAACGGGAAGCTGAATACAAGCGTGGCGTATCCGCTTACAAGGCAGAAGCTGACAATGCAAGGCAATTAACTCAAGCTATTGGCCCATTTGTTCCTGATTTACAGCAACAAGGAATCCATCCCGTAGCTTGGATTAATAATCTTGGTCGTGCCCACATGATGCTTACCAAAGCCCCATACGAGCAAAAAGTGCAGATGTTTCATAGACTTGCACAAGATTATGGAATACAATTAAATCAAGATGCTATACAAACGCCCGAACAGGCGTATGTAGACCCTTATCAACAACAGTTAATGCAACAACTTCAAGCTACCCAGCAACAAGTTCAGCAACTGTCGCAGATTCGGGATCAAGAAGAAAATGCACGATTGACCTCAGAAATCAGTCGAGTAAGTAGCAACAAAGAGCGGTTTCCGCACTTTGAGATGGTTCGGGAAGATATGGCTCAATTACTTGAGCGAGGTTTAGCCAACGATCTAGAAACGGCTTATGCAAAAGCTGTGCGTATGAACGATGAAGCTTACAAGCTAGAGCAGGACAAACTCCTGAGATCGGCTGGTAATCAAGCATCTAAGGCACAACAAGTAGCTAAAGCTAAAGCAACTGCTGTTAGTCCAAAGTCCGCTACTCCTAGTGGTCAGGTGTCTAAGACAGATGCAAAAGATAGACGCTCTGTGTTAATGGCTCAATTGTCAGAAGCAGAGAGTGGTCGGGTTTAACTTAACTTAATAAAGGAAATATCATGGCATTTGCTAACTCAGCAATCACCGATATTATCGCTACCACCATCCAAAGTCGTAGCGGAGTATTGGCAGATAACTTAACACAAAACAATGCAATCCTTCAGCGTTTGAACGCTAAGGGTAATGTTCAACCGTTTTCAGGCGGTAATGTGATTTTGCAAGAAATCATGTACAACGATCCAAATACAAATAACGCTAATTCATATAGCGGTTACGAAGTATTAAACATCACTCCTGATAGCCCTATTTCTGCGGCTCAATTCTCAATTACTCAGTACGCTGATAGCGTAACAATGAGTGGTTTAGAAATGTTGCAAAACTCAAGCAAAGAAGCAATCATCGACCTGTTAGATGGCCGTATGCAAGTTTCCGAAGCCCGTTTGTTAAACCGTATCTCTACTGACATCTATGGTGACGGTACAGGTAATGGCGGTAAAAACATTACTGGTTTGGCAGCAGCAGTTTCTACTTCTCCAACATCAGGTACATACGGCGGTATTAACCGTGCTAACTGGACTTTTTGGCAGAATCAAGCAACTACTGGTGTAACTGGTTACGCTAACATTCAAGCTAAGATGACTGATGCTGCTATCAAATCGGTTCGTGGTACTGATAAAGTAGACACAATCGTTGCTGGTAACAACTTCTATTCTTACTATGTTCAATCTTTGCAAGCTATTCAGCGTATCGCTGGTGTAGACGAAGGTGCTGCTGGTTTCGCATCCCTCAAGTTCTACGGTGGTGGTATGTCTGCTGATGTGATCTTGGGTGGCGGTTATGGCGGTCAAGAAAACACAGGCTATATGTATTTGCTAAACACAAACTACATTTTCCTGCGCCCACACAAAGAGCGTAATTTCGTTCCTATCGGTGGCGAGCGTCAATCTATTAACCAAGATGCAATCGTCAAATTGTATGGCTGGGCTGGCAACTTAACTTGCTCCAACTCATTCCTACAAGGCGTATTGACAGCTTAATCCATTGATTAGAAAGGAAAATATATCATGGCATATACCATTACCCCTTTAGCTGGTATTGATCTTTACAATACCACTAATACAAACCCTAACTCTGCTGGTACAGCAATTGCAACTTTTGGCCCTACTGGTGCTGAAGTGTTCGGTTCTGACGGCTTCCGTTATGTGTTTGCTCAAGCAGCAGCAGCAATTGGCGCATCAACCGCTACTTGTGTAATCAACGCATCTACATTCCAAGTTACTTTGGGTGCAGGTACATACTTGTCAGGTGCTTCTATGGCATCAGGCGATTATGGCTGGTTCAGCAAGGCTAGTGTTTAATAGTAATTTGTAGTAAAAACGAAGGGTTACCTCACAAGGGTAGCCCTTTTTTTGTTTAACTTTTTTACCTTAATACCTTGAGGAGATTTAAAAATGGCTTTACCATCAGATGAGCAAAATGCAGATGCAAGATTATCAGTTCGTTTTTACAAGCGGGCAATTAAGCAAGATGATGCTTCTACGGAAGCTGGCAGACCAATTTACAAAGAATTTGATTTTGTAAATATTTGTGTTGCTGGCGATAATCTAACCGAAATCGATACATACGCCTTAGAAAACCATAAACAGCGTTTTCCGCTACATTGGGCATCATATATCAACAAATTAGGTGTAGACGGGCAAGGATTTGAAGGCACTCCTATTACAGAATGGCCTTTAATTTCCAAATCCCAAGCCGAAGAACTGCGTGGAATGAAGTTCCATACAGTAGAGGCGGTAGCAAACGCATCCGATCAGCAATTACAACGAATTGGCATGGCGGCAGGAATGTCACCTTACGCATTTCGTGATAAAGCAAAGTCATTTTTAAATCTAGCTGATAAAACAGCAGAATCTGATAAACGAGAGCAAGAAATTAACGATTTAAAACAAGAACTTGCCAAAAAAGATGAAGAAACTGCTAAAATGAAGGCTGAAACAGATGCGAAGATGGCCTTAATGCAAGAGCAGATGGCCACTATACTTGCTGCTGTTGGTGAAAAGAAACCCCGTAAAGCTAAAACGGTAGCCACAGAGGAAGTCTAAATATGTCATACAATCTACTCCAATTAGTCCAGCAAATCACGGCTGAACTGAATTTACCAGTCCCATCTTATGTTATTGGCAATACAAGTCAGGATGTGCAACAAGTCCTAGCTTTGTTAAACCGATCAGGATATGACTTGGTAAAGGAGTACGATTGGCAGGCTTTAGAAATTGAATATCGTTTTTATACTACTGCCGTTACTACTACTTGCAACACTACAAATGGTTCTTATGTATTAGACAATATTCCTAGCACTACAGGTTTAGATAATACTTATTCAATTGTTGGCACTTCTATACCGCAAGATACATACATTGATACAGTTACCAACAGCACCAGTTTAGTTACAACTCAATTAGCTTCAGATACATCGGTAGGTGGATCAGTTACCTTTAGCAAGACAATTTACCCCTTACCGCCTGATTACGAAACTATTACAGATAACACCCATTGGGATAAGACTAAACATTGGCAGATGCTTGGCCCTGTAGATGCACAGCAATGGCAATGGCTTAAATCAGGGTATATTTCAACTGGCCCACGGGTTCGTTGGCGTATTTTAGGTAATACATTTCAAATATGGCCACCTTACAATACTCAAGAATATCTAGGTTTTGAATACCGTTCTAGGGGCTTTGTACGGGATTTGGCGGGAAATGTTTTAAATAGCTTTCAATCGGATACCGATACAACAGTTTTAGACAATACTGTGATGGTTTTAGCCACTAAACTTAAGTATTTCCAAATTAAGTCATTTGATACAACTTCATTGCAACAAGACTACAACCGTTATTTAAGCGTTGCTAAAGCCAATGACAAGGGTTCTGCTACATTGTCCTTTGCTCCGCAACCTAGCGCAGTCCTTATTGGATGGGCGAATATCCCCGATACTGGTTACGGTAGTTAATTATGGCGGCTCAACAACGCAGAGCAAGCACTTCATCAATAGCTGCTCCCATAGGGGGTTGGAACGCTAGGGATTCTATTGCTGAAATGTCACCATTAGATGCGGTGACTTTAACAAATATGTATCCTACGCCTTCTGATGTGCAGTTAAGGTATGGGTATACCCAATATTCCACAGGAATTACGGGTCAAGTCTATTCTTTAATGAATTACAGCGCACCAACAACAGAAAAGTTGTTTGCGGTAGCTAATGGTGTTATTTATGATTCAACCGCTCAAACAGCAGCAACTTCCGTATTTACAGGGCTAACTAATTCTAAGTTTCAGCACATCAATATTTCTAATGCTGGCGGTCATTTTTTAGTAGCTTGTAATGGTGCTGATCCAACCATGATTTATGACGGTAGCGCATGGTTTAAAGTTGCTACAACCACTACTGCACAAACAATTAGCAGTATCACAAAATCAGGAACTACGGCCACTTTAACTACGGCTTCTGCACACGGCCTTATTTCAGGAAATAGGGTCACTATTACTGGCGCAACGGCTAACGACTATAACGGCACTTATGTAATTACCGTTACAGGAACAACTACTTTTACTTATGTAATGGCTACAACCCCAGCAGCAAACGCTACTGTAGTGGGTTCTTATACCGTTATTGGTATTACTGGAGTAGATTCTTCAACCTTTATTAATGTCAATTTGTTTAAAAACCGTTTATGGTTTACCCAAAAAGACACGCTAAAAGTATGGTATTTAGATGTTAATTCTATTGGTGGCGCAGCAAACGCACTTGATTTAAGTGGAATTGCCCGTAATGGCGGTTATTTGCAAGCAATGGGTACTTGGACTATTGATGCTGGTCAAGGTGTAGATGACTATGCAGTCTTTGTTACTAATATGGGCGAAGTTATTGTCTATAACGGCACAGACCCTACTTCTGCTACTACTTGGGCATTAAAAGGCGTATGGCAACTAGGTCAAACCTTTAATAGACGGTGTTTCTTTAAATATGCAGGGGATTTATTGTTATTAACGCAAGATGGTCTTGTGCCCCTAGCTTCTGCCCTGCAATCTTCCCGTCTTGATCCACGTGTCAATATTACTGATAAGATTTATCAAGCAGTATCTACTGCGGCATCCAGTTATTATGACAATTTTGGATGGCAAGTCAATTATTACGCCAGTCAAAATATGTTGATATTAAATGTCCCAGTTTCTGACGGTATTCAACAATATGTAATGCACACCATTACTAAATCTTGGGCTAACTTTACCAACATTAGCGCAAATTGCTGGGAAGTTCATGGAAAAGCAGACATCTTTTTTGGTGGAAATGGCTTTGTAGGTCGTTTTTGGGACACTACAAGTGATTCTGGATCAAATGTAAATGCCACAATTCAACAGGCATATAGCTATTTTGACACTAGAGCCACTTTAAAACGCTTTACTATGGCTAGACCCATCTTTATTTCCGATAATGGATTACCAACTGTTTTGGTTGGTATTAGCACCGATTTCAACCCTGTACCCCCTACTGGAACAGTTACTTACAATCCTTTAACCCCTTATGGGTCAAAATGGGATGTTGCCGTTTGGGATACTGGCACTTGGTCAGGTGGCAATAATATACAAAAGCAATGGCAAGGCGTGACTGGAATAGGCTTTTCAGGCGGTGTTTCTATGAGTATTGCATCGCAAGGCGTTGATTTGCATTGGGCATCTACTGATATTGTGTTTGAAACAGGTGGTGTATTGTAATGCGTTGCGTTACAACTGAGAATCAATCTTATTTAAGAGAATGGCTTTCAGAGGCAGGGCAGTTTGAATATCCGCAAAATACAGCGTGTATTGGACAAGAAAAAGACGGCAATTTAATAGCCGTTGTTGGGTATAACAGTTTTTTACCAAATTCTTGTCAAATCCATGTTGCCACTACGGATGTGTATTGGTTAAATAAAGACTTATTATTTGCTATATTTGATTACCCCTTTAACAAACTTAAAGTTAAAGTTATAATTGCACCAATGTCTAAGGACAATGTTAAGTCCTTGAATTTGTGCCGAAAACTTGGCTTTGAGCAGGTAGCTGACATACCGTATGGTCACCCTAATGGTGATCTTATAGTGGTCGCAATGAAGCGTAATCAATGCAAATGGTTACAACAAGGAGAAAGCAATGGGCGGCATAGTTGATTCAGTATTTGGTGGCGGTGGCCCTTCTAGTCCACCAGCAGTTCCTGATTATCAATCGTTAGCTAATCAAACTGCTGCTAATAATTTAAAAGCAACTCAAGTTGCTACGGCAGCCAATCGTGTAAACCAATACACTCCTTATGGTTCTTTAAATTACACTCAATCAGGCACGGATTCGCAAGGCAATCCGATGTGGAGTGCTACGCAAACGCCATCAGAGCCTCTAGGCGGTGCAATCAATGCCAACATAGGGCAGATAGCCAATCAGTACGGAACGCAGTTTAATGGCGGTAATTTGCCGTCTTACGGCATCAATCCAAATGAAACATATTCTGATGCAATCATGCGTAGACTTCAGCCACAACAGGCTATGCAACAAAAGCAGTTTGATGCACAAATGGCTAATCAGGGTATTCCCGTAGGTTCTGAAGCTTATCAAAATGCTGCAAGACAATTCCAACAAGGTCAAAATGACCAACGCACAAGCGCAATAGTTGGCGGTATGCAAACTGGATTACAAGCTAATCAACAGCAATACGCCCAAAACCTTTCTAATTATCAATTACCAATGACTGTTGGTACTCAATTAAAAGCATTGGGAACTCCTAATTATATTAACCCAGCCGCACAGCAAACGACTGCTGGTGCTGACGCTTTAAGCGCAGGCATTGGTTCTTACAATGCGTCAATGGGTCAATACAACGCAAATCAAGCTAGAAATCAAAATATGACTAGCGGTTTATTTGGTCTTGGTGGTGCAGCAATGATGTCCCCAACTGGAACTTTTACTGGTGCTAATGGAATAGGTAGCACTATTGGTGGATGGTTTGCTTAATGGTTAATCAACAATATCCTTACATGACCGATGTATCAGGTATGAATAGCGGGATGCAAGATACCCGTAGCCAAGATGCTTTGCATCAAGCTTTGTTATTGCGTACATCGCAAATGAATCCACAAACACAACCTAGTCAGCAAAGTAATAATATGCTTGCTCAAGCCCTTAGACAAAATAGACAAAACCCTTCAACGCCTACAGATACTACAGGTCAAAACCCTGCAACTGGTGAAGATTGGCTTTCTACAGGTAGCGGTTACGCTGGTAACGGTGGTTACTATCCTAATGGTCAATACGGTGGAATTGATAGCTGGTTAGGTGGAAGCAGTGGTATTGATAACAGCGCATTAGGCAATTACGATTTAAGCGGTTTAGACCTTTCTTCTTTAACTGGCGGTACTGGTGGAATTGGTAGTTGGTTTGGTGGAATTGGTAGTTGGTTTGGTTCGGAAGCTATACCTGCTATAGGTGAAGTTGCCGCAGTAGCAGCCCCAGCAGTAGCAGCAGCATAAGGAAAAGATATGGCAGATTATTTAAACCCCGAAGATATAGCAGCGCAATCAGGAATTGCTCGCCAACAAAAGTTGGCAGAAATGCTATTTGCTCAAGGCGCACAACAACCACAAGGTCAAATGATTTCAGGGCAATATGTTAAATCTAGCCCTTTGCAATTTATGGCTAATTTGGCTAATCAATACGCTGGAATGAAAACTGGTGAAGCTGCCGACAAAGCACAAATTGATCTTGCTCAAAAGTTACGCAATCAAGAAATGAATGATTTGCAAACTTATGGAATGATTCAAAAAGGCAGACCTGAAAGTTCTAAAGAATTAGCTGGGCCTGCTTATCAAGGTGTTGCACCATCTATGCAATATCCTGCAATTGAACCAAATCCACAAGCAGCTAATATGTTTGCCGCTAGTTCATATAGCCCAGCTTTAAGAGCAATGGGTATGAAAAAGATTACTGAAGGGCCTAGTTGGGCTGAAGTTAGTCAGCTTAATCCCCAAACTGGTAATACAGATACTTTTGTTTATGATAAAAATTCATCTAATCCTAAGTCCACTATGCAATTTGTGGCTACATCTAAGCCTGCAATAACATTAAATGAGCGTTTGCATTTACAAGACAAAGGTATTGCTATTCCTAACAATGGTGGTATGCCTACTGGTAATGCTCCTACTGCTGATGGAAATCCTGCAATGGTTAATCCATCAACCGTTAATCCAGTGCAAAGACCTGTTGCTGGCAACCCAACAATTAAACCAGTTTCAGCAACTGGCGTAAAAGAAAACGATTTAGTTGCAACATTTGGATATGATCCATTTAAACCACCACCACCGCCTGCTGGACTTCCAAGTGCTGAAGCTGCCCGTGCTTATCGTGCAGATCAATACAAGCCTTTAGAAGGAGAAAGCAGAAAAGCGGTTAATGGTGCGGCAAATTATCAAGATGCTTTGGACAGATATGTACAAGTTTTAAATTCTGTTGATATGACAGATTTAGCCAATCCACAAGTAAGACAAAAAATTGATTCTGCTTTTAATACAGCCATGCTAAATGGTAAAGAAGCGTATAAATTAGGCGTTTTAAACGGTGGTGATGAAAGAATTTTAACAAGCTTACTTCCCAACTATAGTGACACTTCAAAAATGTTAGTGTTTAAAGACACTATTAAAGATTTGGCACAAACTCAAAAAGAATTTGGCACAGGAATTATTCTTAAAGAATATGGTTCTGCTAATAAACCTGTTCCTGAAATGTTTAGAAAACACATTTTTGTACCTAAAGTTGAAGCCCCTGCAAATGTTCAACCAGTTAGCTTTAAAAACGAAAATGATGCCGCTAAAGCTGGTCTTAAAAAAGGCACACGGGTCATTATTAACGGTGTAGCTGGAACTTGGAACTAATATGCCATTTGTACCTGATTCCCCATCTGTAGGAAGATTTCAACCTGATGTCCCAAACGCTGGGAATATGTATGCTGGCGAAGATGTGCAATATAGCCCTGAAGGAATCCCGCTTAATGTAACAGCAGGATCGGCTGAAATTAAAGGCCTTCCAAAGCACATTGCACAAGCTATGACTGGTGTTGTAAGTAGCCCTATTACAGCAGCTACAGGCGCACTCAAGCAAGTTGCAGGCATCCCACAATACTTAGCTAAGTTAATGGAAGAAAAACCACAACAAACGCTTTCAGGGTTAGTTACTGGTCAAAAACCATCACAACCATTAAACCCTGTTGAACAAGGCATTAACGCTTTGAATCAAATTGAAACAGGTACAAAAGAAGCTGCTGGCCCTTATTCTTGGCTTACTAATCGCCCAGCTAATTTGGCAGGTGAAATTGCTCCTTATTTAATGGGTGGTGCTGCTGGATCAGTAATGGGTGAAACTGGCCTTACAACCAAAATAATGAATGGTGTTAAAGAAATTGGGCAATTACCTAGCTATACTAGAAATTTAATGGCAACTAGCCCTAAATTAGCTGATTTAGCTAACAAAGTAATTGGGGCAACTGGCGTTGGTGCATTAACAGGCGCAGGTCAAGCTGAAAAAACTGGTTTAACTTTGCCTGAATTGACTACTGAAAAGGGTGGAAACATTGCCACCAATGCTGCAATTAGTGGTGCTTTGCCTTTAGTTGGGGCGGTAGCAAAACCAATTTATGATTACGCTATTAAACCAGCATCTAAAATGGCTGGTGATTTAGCTGCACACCTTATTAGTCTAGAAACAGGCACAGGAGCAGCACCAATTACTGCGGCAGCTAGGGCTGGTTTTGCTGGTGGTGAAGAAGCTAAGCAATTTGCAAGAAATTTACGAGATGAAGTTCCTAGAGCAGAAATCCTAAATATGCTTGAATCTAATGTAAACACTATGAAAAGTGCTATGCAAGGTCGCTATATAGGCGGTATGCAACAAATTTCAAAAGATAAAACCCAATTAGATTACACCCCAGTTAAAACAGCTATTAGAGAAGCTACTGAAAGCTTTGGCTCTTACAAGGGTAAAGAAGTAAATAGTAGTGTTATTGATGCCATGAATGATGTTCGTACAAAAGTCAAAGACTGGCAATCTGAACCAGCTAAGATTTTTCATACTCCCGAAGGATTTGATAATTTAAAGCAATCTGTTGGTGAAGTATTGGAAAAACAGCCTTATGGCACAAAACAATATGCTGCCGTTAAACAGGTTTATGACAGCATAAAAAGCACTATTGGTAAACAAGCTCCTAAATATGCTGAAGTAATGAATGATTATCATAAAAGCAAAGAATTGCTTGATGAGATCAAAACTACTTTTAACATGGGTAAAAGCCCCGATACTCAATTGCGTAAGCTTCAATCATTAATGCGTAACAATGTATCTACTAATTACGGTTATCGTGATGAAGTAATGCAAAAAGCCATTCAAGGCGGTGGTCAGGACATAATGCCTGCTTTGTCAGGACAAGCTTTAAACTCCCTTACCCCTAGAGGATTGATCGGCAAAGGAGCAGATATTTATGCTATTGCTCATTTATTAACTAGCCCAATGACCGCTATTCCAATGTTGGCTTTATCTAGCCCTAGAGCAGTAGGTGAAGCTGCCTTTGCATTAGGAAAAGGGGCTAAGAAAGTAAGCAATGTTGTTGGTACGCCTACTGAAGAAACAAAAAATTTAGCCCGTATGCTTATACTTAATAAAGCGCAAGAAAAGGAACAAAAATGAGTAGAAATGGAGCGGGAACTTATAATCTCCCAGCAGGAAACCCAGTAGTAACTGGCACAACTATTAGCACAACTTGGGCTAACACTACCCTTAGTGACATGGCTACCGCCTTAACGGGTTCTGTAGCTGCTGATGGTCAAACACCTATTACTGGCAATTTACAAATGAGTAGCAATAAAATTACAAGCTTGGGTACTCCTACTTCTGCTTATGATGCAACTACAAAAACTTATGTAGATACTGCTATTACAACAGCTACTGGTTCTTTGGGCACTATGTCTACTCAAAACGCTAATAATGTTGCAATTACAGGTGGCACAATTACAGGTCTTTCTAGTGCTTTGCCTGTTGCTTCAGGCGGCACAGGCGTAACAACTTCTACTGGTAGCGGTGCTAATGTATTGGGTACAAGCCCATCTATTTCAGGTGCTATTTTGTCATCTATGGCTAGTAGCGTTATTACTAGCGGTACTGCTGTAGCTTCCACAAGTGGTACAAGTATTGATTTTACTAGCCTACCTAGTTGGGTAAAAAGAATTACTGTAATGCTTAACGCAGTAAGCACAAACGGCAGTTCAAATTTAAGATTTCAAGTTGGCTCAGGAAGTATGTCTACTTCTAGTTATAGTGGAGCAAGCGTTGGGGTTACTGCTGGTCAAACATCAAGTGGCACAAATGGTCAAAATAATTTAAATGGTTTAGATGTTTATGTTTATAACCAAAGTGCTTCTTACGCTTTTTATGGAAATGTTGTTTGGACATTAGTTGGGTCAAATATTTGGAATTGTGTTGGGAATATTGCAACTTCACAATCAGGTAGTATTGGTTTAATTGGTGGCTCATCCCCAACATTGGCTGGTGCTTTAGACAGAATTCGACTTACTACTGCCAACGGAACAGATACATTTGATGCTGGTACTATTAACATTCTTTACGAGTAAGCCATGAACAGAATAGAAATTAATGCTATTACTGGTGAGAACCAAGTTATTGAATTAACTGCCGAAGAAGTAACACAAGCACAATTTCAATATTCAGAATGGTTAGCTAATCAGCCAACCAAAGAAGAACAAATTGCTAAATTGCAAGCACAAATTGATGAATTGAAAGGTTAATATGAACTTTACATTTACATGGATACTAGACAAGTTTGGCTTTCAACCTAAAGTTGAAACCTTTGATTTTCCATTTACGCCTACTCCTAAAAAAGTAGCTAAAAAAACCGTTAAAAAAGCGACTACTCGCAAACCTAAAGCAAAGTGAGCAGTCATGGGCGATCTAGATAAAGAAGTTGTAAAAGAAGCTATTAAAGAATGGCTTAATGAGAAAGTTGCCGAATTTGGTTGGTTTTCTTTAAAGACTATTGGCTATGCTTTAGTAGCTTTGATAGGTTATCTGTGGCTTAGTACACACGGCTTTCAAGTACCAAAGTAAATCATGTTCGGAATAGATGACATCATTAATGTCGGGATGAAAATCCTAGACAAAGTTATTCCTGACCCTACTGCAAAAGCAGAAGCGCAAGCAAAGCTATTAGAACTACAACAGCAAGGCCGTTTAGCCGAAATACAAGCAGATACAGCAGAACAGCAAGAACTAACAAAACGGCAAGAATCGGATATGGCATCTGATAGCTGGCTTTCTAAAAATATTAGACCAATGACCCTAATTGCTATTTTAGCTGGGTATTTTGTATTTGCGATGATGTCGGCTTTTAATATTGATACCAACAAAACTTATGTTGAATTATTAGGTCAATGGGGTATGCTAATTATGTCGTTTTATTTTGGCGGCAGAACTCTTGAAAAAATAGTAGACATGAGAGCCAAAAATGGAAAAGAATAGCCTTGGAAATTTAGTAACAATTTTAGTTACTGGTACATTGTGCGTAGTTGTGGTCAGTATGGTTGGCGCAATGCTTGTTGGTCTTTTTGACAGTAACATTAATAACGACAAAATATTTGAAGCTATTACACCTGCTTTTCAAACCATTATTGGTGGCTTTATAGGTCTAATTACTGGCATTAAGTTGGGTTCAAATGACGAATGAGCAGTTAGATAAACTAGGTTTAGATCACAAGTGGCTAGAGCCTTTAAACGAAACCTTTGCCAAGTACGAGATCAACACTCCAAAGCGTCAAGCCTGCTTTATTGGTCAATGTATGCACGAATCAGGTGGCTTTAAGATTCTTCAAGAAAACCTCAATTATTCTGCTAAAGGTTTGATGTCTACTTGGCCTAGTCGCTTTCCTGATATGGAAACGGCACTAAAATATGAGCGTAACCCTGAAAAGATAGCATCTAAGGTCTACGCAGGTAGGATGGGCAACAACACACCTGAAGAAGCTGGTATGTACATAGGGCGAGGTTTGGTTCAGCTAACTGGCAAGGAAAACTATGCAAACTGCGGACTTGGTATTGGCGTGGATTTGCTTGGGCATCCTGATTGGCTGGCTACTCCTAAATATGCGGCTTTAAGTGCAGGCTGGTACTGGCATAAAAAAAGCATAAATGTGCTAGCGGATAGCATGGATATAGAAACCATGACCAAACGCATTAACGGTGGAACTATCGGTTTAGATGACCGCAAAGCTAAAATAAATATGTGTCTTAATGTTTTAGGTTAAGAGATTGTTCTCCAAAAACTATATCCAAAAACAACTAAGAACAACAATCCCCCACAGAACGCACCAAAACCACTGAAATCAGACGATTCGGGTCTTTGTATGGCGGTAGCATAGTCAGCATCTTTGAACGCCTCTGAAACCGATCTGTAAGTCTTGCCAACCATTCCTCTTGATCTTGTACTCATAGTAGATACCATTCCCTTTCTTGGCGATTAGAATCGCTTTTAACAGTTTTGCCAGTTAAGCCAATAACTTCACTTCTTTCCAATTCAGTCAATCTTCTAGCTACTTGACCATGATGCAATCCTGATCTTTTGGCAATCAAAGTCTTGCCTGCTGCTGAAATCTTTAAAGCATCAATGATTAAAGCGTAATGGGCTGACGGGTTCATTGCCTTTGCTGCAAAATGCGATGTATAGGGATCGCTATTTCTAGCTTGCGGGGCATAGCTAATGATGTAATCACCGTTCTTCATCATTTCGTAATCGGTCATTTGTTTCATTGCAACACCCTTGGGCTTGGTGGTGATGGTGGGGACATCGGTACTGTGTAGCCAGCGTTACCTACAACGCTTTGGGTATATCCGCTAGGGCTGGTAATAACAATTTGATTAGGGTAGATTGTGGCCGTCTGAGTTGTGTAGCCCATCGGGTTTACAAACTGGGCTGTATTGCCCTGTATCTGAACCGTACCCATGTTATAGCCTTGGGGATTGGTCATTGTATAAGACTGCGCTTTAGCTGGTACACCGTATGCAAACATACAACCTAACAAAGCCCCTAATAAACAACTTCCGATAAAGTCTTTCATTATTTTCTCCTTAACCAAACATTTGTACACGGGAATCTTCTTCAAACTTGTCAAAGGAGATTTTTGTCAAACTGTGGATCATTTCGGTAACATCAATATCTGTACCTGCAATGTAGATTTCTTCAAAGTAACCATCGTAGCCATGAATATCTAGCAATGTGTTGCCTTCGTAAGCTGACCCAATAAATGGGCCTTTTTTGATTTTTGTAGCTGTTGTCATTTGTTTTTCCTATCTCACTCGTTATTGAGTACTTCCAGTTTAGTTAAGCCAACTTAACAATGCAAGAATTATTTAGCAAAAAAACAACAAAATTAAAAATAAATTTGGGCTGTATTTGGCAGTTATTAGCTGTTAGGTGGAAAGCCGCAAAAACCCTAACTTACTGCATCCTACATTGGCGGCTTAACGCCCTAAAAGGGTGGGGTAC